AGAAGTTCAAGTCGGTGGCAGTGGCAATTGACACCTACTTATTATTAAAGAAGCTTGCTGCATTAGACGATAGATCAGCAGGTATGCAGATAACGTATTTAGTAAAACAAGAAGCGAGAAAGAGAAAAATAGATGCCAAAACGTAGTTTGATACAGCGTTTAACAGATGAGTTTTTTCGTTTACGACCAAAAGTGCGACGTGATCCACGGACCAAGGAGCACTTATTGGTTCAACACAGATACCGTAGGGTAGAAAATATATTAAGAAAAAGGTATGGTGATCTATATGTTATGACTATTCTTAACGTTGGCACCATCATTATAGATGAGAAAGGAGAAGAACATGATATGTTTCAATTGCAAAGGGAATGGATATCTAAAGCTAAACTGGGAAGGAGAACAAAGCATTGAACAATGCAAAGTATGTAACTCGCAGGGCGAAGTCAAGAATGATGAGCACTTTCACCAGTATTGGGACGACGGCGCAGGCAACCCTACCTACTACTACGGTCCGCCGCTTGACGCACAAGGAGATGAAGGCTTTAAAAATTACGAAATTTATCCAACCCTCACCAGTATCGACAGTTGGTAAGGGGAAAGACCCACCTTTTTAGTTGCGGAAGTAACAAATTTGTACTATCTTTCGGGGCGAGAAATATTTTTTTCATTTTTCACTCCCGAGAAGGAGGCTCATTACCACCTATGGCGTGATATGGGCCTCCACTAAATGAAAGGATGGTATGAAACACGAAGAAATATTAAGACAAAGAGACCTGTTAGACACGTTGCTCGCCTCACGGCTCGGGCAATACGATCGCATTAAAAATATGCAAATCATGGACTCCATTTATTTTAAGAAGAAATTGCCCAAGAATGTGGTGCTTTTTCCGTTGCAAAGGATAAAACGCTATGTACACAACACTGCCAACAAGCCCAATAAGAACAGTAAAAAAGTGTAACAAATGCCCGAACTTCCATGTGGAGTTCTTCAATACTAAATTCAACAGAACTTATACGCCTGAAGAATGGGAGCAGATTGTTACAGAGGGTAGAGAAGCATTAGACAAAGCTTTACGATTAGTGCGTGAAGACCCTAAGTTTTTTAGTTAAATCGCTATCTCTATAGATGTTTTCTACCAAGTAGTTATACATTTTATTTTATTAGACTACCAAGTAACAAGGTAACAAGGTAACATACACCAGAATACTTACCTTTTTTGTTACTTACAAGGTATTTTATAGGTAACAAGAAGTAACAAATTTACAAAGAAAACTCGATTTTGCTAGGTTTTACAATAAAAATATATTATCTTAGAAAAAACATCTATTGAAATGAGTGAATTAGAAGAAGTAAAATTACCAGATGCACTATCAGATGCATTGTTTGATAGAAACATTACACAAAAACAACGTAAGTTTATTCTGTTGTACGTCCATTCCGAAGGTTTGAAAACTGGCACACAATGTGCAATAGAAGCTGGGTATGCAGCTGGTTCTGCAAAAGTCAGAGCTTCTGAGTTACAAAACCCAGATAGGTATCCATTGGTTGCAAAAGCGATTGATGCAGAGAGACGTGCATCAGTAGAAAGATACAAATGCAGTCAGGAACGATCTTTATCTACATTGGCAAGAATCAGGGACGCAGCGTCAGCTGCTGGTAATTATAATGCTGCCGTAGCTGCAGAGACCAGGCGTGGTCAGATAGCAGGTTTGTATGTAGACAAGAAGGAGATTCTCACAGGCACGATTGATTCAATGTCACGAGATGAGGTAGAGAAAAAGTTACAGGAACTGAAAGAACAATACAGTATTGAAACTACGTTTGAAGAAGTAAAAGAATTAGAAAATAAATCTTGACTATCTAATTAGTTGGGAGTATATACTGTTTAGGGTGAAAGAGTGTTTGTTAAAATAGATCGATTAGCCCTACAAAAAGGAGAAAGTTATGCATGTAGATAAATACGTTGTACAAAACTTTGGTACAAGATGGACTAAAGGTAAAAGTAAAAAAGGTCAGCTGTTAGCTGTTCTTAACGGTGAAGATATAAGTTTTAAAAATTTGTTACCTTTATTGGAGCAATGGAATGAATCAGTTAATGGAGAATGGTCTGATAGAAGGATTGAACTAATATTAAATGTTCGAGAGGAGGACAGATGAGTAATTATAGAGAGGGGCCAATGACTCCTTTACAAATGTTAAAAACAGTTGCTGGTATTTGTAAGACAAATGCTAAAATGGATTGGGACAATACTGGACAAACACCAAAAGATGAATTTAATTTTATTGCCAACATGATAGATGCCTATGTTACAGAACAAGACAAAGGTAGTGAGGGAGCAAATCAAGATGGGTAAAAATTATGATTACACTCATATCTTTGATGGTGTGTATGCACCAGTTACTGAGTACACACCGCTTCCCATGACAGAGCAAATGTTTTGGAGGCGTATTGGTTGGTTGCAACAAGCTATGATTAGAGCAGATAACTTTGAGTTTCGTTTATTGTGGTTTAACAAGTTGCAAGAACTTATGAAGTTACAACCATGAGGTACGACATAATAATCGGTTTGTTGATTTTAGGTGGATTGAAACCATTGATCATTGCAATATTTGTTTTGTGTTGCTTGTTATACATTCTATGATCCCATAGCTCAGATGGTAGAGCAAATCACTTTTAATGATTGGGTCGTAGGTTCGAATCCTACTGGGATCGCCAAGTGAAACCAGAGTCAAAATTATGGCAAATGGTTAAGAAGAATATACCAGATGTCCATTGGACTAGGTTGGAATCTTGGGCTATGCCAGGTGTACCAGATGTTTATGGCATCCAGAAGGGTACAAGTGTTTTTGTGGAGTTGAAAGTAACTCGGAGTAATAAAATTAATTTATCACCCTTTCAACAAAACTGGCTTTACAACCATTATTTGCATGGCGGACGAAGTTTTATTATGCTTCAGCACCTCGAACAAAGGTTACTGCGTGTTTTTCCGAGTTCCATTCTCCATTATCCATTCTCCATTAACAGCGAACCGCAGTTAAAAGTCAGTTACACTGGGCCCAGAGCTGGTGCAGCCTGGGCACGGGTGTCAGAGTTTCTTCTCCATTCTCCATTAGCCGAGAAGCCCGAAGATCCGCCACTATAGTTGTGGGATGACAGTCTTCCCTGGCAGCTGCTGCATCTCCATCTGCATTGTAAGACCAATGGCTTTTGGTAGGAAATGTAGTAACAGGAGTCAGGAGTACACCCTGCTGACGAAGATGCCGTTCGCAAAATAATTTGCATTTTGCTCTTGACTATCGAATAAGATGGGACTATATAAGTATCAAGGGACGAGCCCAGCTGTAGGTCCGCTCAGGATCTTTGGTAGCTCCCAGCTAATCCAGATTGATCATATAAGGGCGTCTGGCGTCCCTGCGCATAGAAAGGAAGAAACAATGACTGAAGCATTAAAAAAAGATTGGGAGAAGACATGCCAGGAGCGCATAGATGAACAATGGCAGCAGAGGCAGAAAGATTTAAAAAATAATGAGTTTGAGCCCCTGGGCTTTGACTACGTTGAGCCGCATACATTTAACGACCAACTAGAAGGATATTGGCGTTGGCAGTTCTCCTGGGGTGGGCCCTCTGACGAACTTCGTGGATACGTTAACGAGCATGGCGAGCTGCATAGGTTGGAGTATTGGTTCTTGGACTGGATGGACGGGGCCAAGCTGGAGCTGCAGCCAGGACCAGAGTGGGACCAGATGCAGGAAATGGTGCATTGCGCATCATGAACTGGTTAATTGTCTCAGGTTTGTTATTATTAGTTGCAGCGTCCCCGCTGGGGATGCTCGTGGTCAAGGCACTGTTGTTACTTGTTTAGGACGCATTGCATTGCCGTCAAGCACGGTTTGTTTTTTTTATTAGTTAGTATAGTACAGGAGTCCCAGCACGGGAAGTTCGTGTGGAAAAAAAATAAAAAAAGATTTGACAAGTAAAATGAAATGGGATATAAAGGGATAATTAACAGAAAGACGAAAGGATAATAAAATGTCGAAAGCAGTTAATATAT